TAAAAATATGAGTAAATTGGCGAATTGTAATTAACGGAGTAAATTTTAATATCAGCGGCGCAGCCATTGATACCAGATTGCCAGAAGGTAGGTTCTTGGTAATGAAAGTAGCTGAGGTAGCGTAAACTTGCAGGCACTTCTCGACGCTCTACAACTTAAATTCACCGACTCTGCTTTATACAATCAAGTAGGCGGACGGATTTATTTTGAAGTATCAGAAGTTCAGGATGTGCCGAGAGTTGTTTACCATGTAATCACTTCCACTCCCGACGATACATATACCGAAAGCTACGATGATGTATTAGTACAAGTTGATTTATTTTCGGCCAAGTCAGCAGGGAGCATGGAAATAAACACTATGTACAGCAATCTCAAGGCTCTCTTTTCCACTGCAATTCCAGCTCCCGTGAGTAAAACAATGGAAGGCTGTTCTTTAACATTAACCGGATCGGGGACCGTGCTCTGGATGAGGCGTACAAACCTTATACCTTCTTCTGAAGATTTAGACACCCCTTTACCGGACGGCACTATGGGCATATACCATTGGTGTGTAGATTATGAGGTGGTTTTAGATAATGGATAATAAGAGCATCCCTAACACAACAAAACAGCTCTCAGAAATAACTCGCAAAGATTGGATACTATATTGCTGGATTGAGGTTGAGAGTTGTTTTGGAGATAACGATAGAACATTTGTTCTGGGTGCGAAAAGAACCCCCTCTGAGGCGTTACAAGCAGCGGAAGAATGGGCGTTTTTGGAATCAGTGGAAAACGAACATGAAGAAATTAGTAATGGCAATAAAGATGAAGTAACAAATTAAATAAAACTTTAGCAATCAGGGTGCTTCTTATTACCCTGGATAAAGGAGGTCTACAATGGCAGTAAACAGGCAACTTGGAGTAAATGCAGCAATTGTTTTGAAGTATGGTACGGCAGATCAGGCAACAATCAAGGGACTTAATCAGCTCACTCTTCCTGCCCTTACTCGTACAAAGGTGAAGTCAGAAGAATTCGGAGTTGATTTCGCTGTAAATGACGTTGGCGGTGGTGAGCATGGAGATATTTCCTACGCCGGTAACATGGTGCTTGGCGATACCAAAGGACAGGATCAACTTAAAGCCTACTTGATTGCTAATACTAAATTTACCGACGCCAGGATTTACATTGATACTGTTGCTGGTCATTTTCTCGCTGCTGATTTGGCAAAAGATACACAGGCTGGCTTTCAGGTAATCGCTCACACTCCCGGTCAGGCAAGCAAGTCTGGAACTTTCCCCTTTTCCGGTTCGTGGTCGGTAAATGGTTTATATGCTTACTTTACAGTACACAGGACTGATGTTGAATCTGCTAAATTGGCTTTCGTAGCATCAGCTACACCGACGACTGTTGGCGCTACTATTACTGACTCAACAAGTTCTTTTGTAACTAATGGGTTCGCAGCAGGGCAGACATTGATTATCGAAGGTTCCACTTCTAATGATGGTATGTATTTGATTGAAACTGTTACCGCTGGAACGATTACGTTATCGTTACTGGGGGCAGTTAGTCAATTAACTTCTGAAGCTTCTCCTGGCGCAGCTTGTAAATTACACGCAGGAATTCTCTAAGGAGAAATAGTTTAATTTGTAATGTATTTATAGTCTAACTTAACCCTTAACAGGTCGCTAGACCAGAAAGAAAATGTTTATGAATCTGATTGATGATTTGGATGTATCGAAGGAAAAGTGGTTCGAAATGGATGGTGGCGGGAGGGTACAGTTTAGAATTGTGCCTCCCGCAGAATTTAGAAACATTATCAAGAAAACAGTAAAGCAGAAAGAAATCTTCAAAAAGGTAGAAGGTACTCCCGCTCGATTTGACGTTGAGAGAGTTGATACCGATCTCCAGAATGAACTCTTTTGGGACGCGGCTATTGTTTCCTGGGATGATTTCTCGTTCCGGCATCCTGATACTAAGAAAGTAATTCATTGCACTCCCAATACCTGCACGAAAGAAAATAAACTGCTTCTGGTTACTCGTTCCAGTAAATTCGTTACCTTTGCCAATGAGAGCCTCAAAGCCCTTGCAGAGGATGAAAGTAAAGAGGCAGAAGTAGAAGCAAAAAACTCATCGACTTCGCAATCTGGCGATCATGTATCGGAAGGCTAAGTTGCGAAGAGTGTAGAAAAACATACAAGGATGC